CAACATCTCCCATCATAAATAGCTTTTGAACAGAAGCACTTGGCGCATACGTAACGCCACACGTAATAGTATCCACTACCACTGTGCTTGTGCGGTCTGTGTTTGCTGCCCCAGCTTGAAGTAGTCCTAGTTCCTTGTTCGTGTAAGAAGCGGCATCTACAATCGGACTCACACCATCTGCTTTATAAAACAACCCTCCACGGTCTGAGAAAGCATGTGGAGCAACCCCTGTGAGGAAGTCTTTAGATGTAAGTGTGAGTATTGGTTTTTCCATTACGATTTACTTATGTTTGCAACTGTTACGTCAGCAGCCTTTGCCTCGTTTGCAACTGTTACGTCTGCGGCTTTAGCTTCATTTGTTACGGTAACTGCCATATTATCTGTTGTTTTGTACTACGGGCTTTATCCGTGAAACTGTTGGGTTCTTTGCACTAATAAGGTCAAAGAGGTTCTTTTCAGTCTTTGCAATGTCAGCTTCTATTCTAATGATAACTGAGTTGTTATCTGGCTTGTTTACCAGTAACCAATCAAGTGCAGCATACATGGGAAGAAGCCTGTGGAATGGTTTAGGGATTCCAGGCTCTTTTGTTGTATCTGTTGAAGCGAAGTAAGATTGCTCTCGCTCAAAAAATACTTTCATTCCTGCATTAGCGGAATAGTTAGGATTTGGATAGAGGAATACGGTGTTGTTGTTCTCCAAGAAATGGGACGGTATGCCCGTTGTGTTGCTGTTTGGACTCATAGCCTCTAATGCCCTGCTATCGTCCAGTGTGAGCCGTTCTAGGGTCTTGTACTGCGTTACAGAAGCACCATCTAAGATGCGAACGTCTGTTACGTTTAGAATATCTAAGCTGTTGCCATCTTCTCCTAGTGTGTAGTTATTTTGTCCACTAACAATGTTGAACTTTCCAATAGGGAAATCAGAATGATTTGTATCATCCCAGCGAATCTTGTCAGAATACGACAAAAGAAGTGGCATAATGCGGTCAAAGGCATCATTTACCCTTGAAGTAATCACTTTCAATAGAGTTGCATCACCACTAATCCCTGCGTCTCCTTTATTAGTGTAGAACTCTACTGTTTGGACTATTCCATTCTTATTTGTTGTATCTGAGTATGTCATAATTAAGAGTAAAGAATTGTAAGGTCTGCTGTTCCTCCCACTGTTGCGTAGACACCAGCGTTGAACTCAATTCCGTCTGCTCCGAAGTTGTATACTCCTGAACCTGTTGGGAATGTGAACGTGTTTGATACTAGAAGGCTTGCCTCTGCACCATTTTCAAGTACTTCTGCTCCCCACGCTACATCTGCACACGTTTCTGTTGTTGCAAATGCGTTTGCGTATATTCCAACACGGTGTGCCTCTACTGTCTGTGCGGTATCTGTGTTTGTTGTAGCAGTTACGTTTGGGTTTGCTACTGTACCTGTTCCGTATGTTGAACCTGCTCCTGCGGTTGCGTTGATTGCTGACTTGAAGTTATCAAGTGAGGCTGCGGCAGAAGCTCCAATAAGAACCTCGTCTTTAGCTCCTGAAAGAGCATCTACAAATGTGTATGTAGTTCCATGAATAGTTACTGTTTCCCCGTCTGTAAATACATCTGATGATGTAAGTACACCTGTTGCTTTTACTCCTGCACTTGTAGTACCGCTTGCCCCGTCATTGAAACGGAGCGTTCCACTTGAGTGTGAGTTTACGATTACTCCAAATACTTTACCAGATGCCCCCTTTACGGCTGCTGATGCGGATAGATTACTGTATTTCATAATGTTTTGTTAATGGGCTAATGTCAGGACACCGTATGTCCTAACCCAAACCCACTAGGTTTGGTGATTTGATTAGTCGGCTGGGATTGTCTCGTTTACACGACAAACAATGTCTGAGCTAGCTTCTCGGAAGCAAGTCAGCCAAGCGTAGTTGTTGATTCCAATAACCACGTTCTGTCCATCTGGCTCTTGTAGGTCTACTCCTGTTCCTGCGACAATAGTTGTTGTTGTCGCAGCAGCTAGGAATGGATTTTCAATAGTCCATGAACGGTATGCGCCTGCCTTTGTCCCCAACGGGAATGTTGTGGTTGCTGGAAGGTTCAATGTGAGCGCTGGCATTGTTGTTGAAGCAACAAACGTAACTACGTTGTTGTCCCGTAAGTCTGAGGAAGTAAGAGTGTAAGTTGCTGCTACGGGTGTAATAGTACTTACTCCTCCTCCCTGCTCGAACCAGTTGTGTACTCGTAGGTATGAAAGAACGTCTGGGCTTGATAGTGCGCCCAAATTATTTTCTTTTACTGCTCCTCCTCCAAGAACTACTCCTAGAGATACGAGAACTGCAATCAAACCTGTGATGATATAGTTTTTCATTTCAATGTTTGATAACTAATAATTACTTAAGAGATTTTAGCTTCTCCTCTAGTGCTTCTTTCTTAGTTACATACTTCTCTGGGTTCTGTTCTGCGTATCGTGCGATAAGCTCCTTGAACGCATTGTATGCTTCCTTTGAAGAAACAACCTCCTCTACAACCTCCTCAACCTCAACGGCTTCTGGAGCTTCTACAGGTGCTTTGTCTTTCTTTGACATAACTAATTATGATTTAAGTCTTTTGAGCTAGAGGGAAGATAGCATCGGTGGTAGCTACCCTCCACCCAGCCCAAAAGGGCTGATAATTTAGGCTGTAAGAGTGATGTCCACTACAAGTGCAGCTTTCTGCGCCCATAGCTTGAATCCTACGTACCCGAAGGTAACTGTCTCCATTCCTGTCTTTCCTGTAACCTGCTTCTCCTCGAAACGGATGCCTCGTGGTGATGCGTATGTTGCTACATTCTTAACTCCGAATACTCGGTGTCCGTCATTTGTATATGCGATTGTTCCAAGAGTCTCATCTGCGAATGTACCACTTCGTACAACATAGATGTCTACTCCCATGTAAGAACTCATCCAACCGTTGTTTAGAGCGGCATCTGCGAATGAGAACCCGTTTGAAGCCTGAGCCTGAATAAATCCAGGAACGTCAGTATTTTCAATAACAAGGAATAGTCCTTTGTATGAATCAGCATAACCAGCAACCTTAGAAATAAGGGTTGACATGATTGTGTTGATGTTTGCCCCTGAGAACCCTCCTGATGGAGTTGGGTATGTTCCTGTTGCATCTTCACAAAGGTTGTTAAGTACGAATCGGTCAATCTGTGTTGCTACAGCGTAAGCCATCTCCTCTGTTCGTGATGAGAATAGGTCAAACTGAGTAAGAATATCCTCGAAGTCGAAGATATGCTCAGCAAAGATAACCTCGTCAGTTACAGTAAGAGTGTCATCTGTAAGAGTGTATGCAGATACAGAGTATGTACCAGCAATAGCCTGCACGGCTGCGGTTGGTTGGTTTCCGTAAGGAGCCTGGATTCGCTTGTTGTCTGTTCGGTCTACCTCACAGATAGCCTCAGCAACGAGAGCGTTCCGAAGAACCTTCTCCAACATAGCGCTCTTGTACTTGTCTCGGTATGAGCGTGATGAAATAGTATTCATTTTTAATGGATTAAATTAGTTGTTAATCCACCGATAAGCTGGAGAAGGCAATCGAACTACTTTCGCTTGTTCCTCTTTAGCTCTATTTGTGCATCTAGTAGACGTTGTATATCTTGGTCAGATTCAGGCATCTTGCCCTCCCTTGCATCAGATAATAGTCGGTCTGAAGATACTTTTGCAGGAGCCTTCTTTGAGCCGCTAGTATTTGTAGCGCCTGCTGAGGTTCGCTCCTCTTTCCTTTCAGATAGAATTGCTTTGACAACAGATGAGTTTAAGGCTTCCTTCACTGATAAACCTTTTAGCTTTGCGTAATCGGTTACCTCAGTAATGTCTTCCTCATGTACATCTGCCTTCATAATGGCAATAAGGTCATTCTGGGAAAGGTCAGATTGTGCTGGTTGCTTCTTTACTCGTTCAAATAATTGCTTATTCTTCCTTTCAAGTTCTGCGATTTTTTGGTCTCGCTCATCAACCTCACTCTCTTCCTCTGAAGAACTTTCGTCTTCTTCCTCGGTAGTCTCTTCTTCGTCTACCTCAGTCTCAGGAGTTTCAAGGACTTCCTGCTCGTCCGTATTGTTTATATCCATTTTGAGAGATGGTTACTCTGATAATAGTATTATAACACAGTTTTACTTTGTGCTATTGGTCTTTCGTTCTGCTTTTAGTTCTTCCACTGTCTTCGCTTCTGTATTGGCTAGAACACTAAGCTGAATGAGTTGTTGGTCTACGTGTGATACCAACTCATTACGTGCTGCAATAAGCTGATACGCTTGCTCTGGACTTAATTCCTTAATAGGGATTGTCATCCAAAGGTCAATCATCTGTCCTAGTGGTGCGTTGGGGTCAAACTCTGGGAGAAAGACCTTACGAATCAACTTTAACAGACGTTCATTGTCTCCAAATGTTGTTTTGATAAGATTTAACTCATCATCAGTGAACCTCATTTGTCTTCCTTGTTCTTGTTCGTTCATAGTTTATTTAGGCTACTGGTAATACCCCAGCGCCACCGTTCGCTGGCGGAGAAGCCTGGGGCTGTGCTTGTGCTTGTGCAATTTCAATAGGTGAGATACGTCCTGTTTCTTCTAGGATACGTGAGAATATCATACGTGCATTAGGGTCTTGTAGAAGCTCTGGGTTACCTGCAATGTTTTGTAGGACTGTTGATAGTGTTGTGAGTACAACCTCCTTGTCAGTGTTCTCGTTAGTGATTTCAACGTCTACCTCCCATTCAAAGTCCTTAAAGATTTCATTCCAGTTTAGTTTCTTAGCATCGTCTGGTGTAAAGAATCGAGTGTTACCAAGTGTAGAAAGCTGTTGTCGTATTTGTGCCTCTGCTCCTGCGGTGTCTACAGGGCTTGGAATACCTCCCTCTAGTAGAGTGCCTATAACACGCCTACTCTCTGCTTTCTTTGCAGCAATAGGAATATAGATAGAGTCTATCTGTGTTAGGTCGTGCGCCTCTAGTGTTGCAGCAACTTCATCACCATTGTTCATTTGCTTCTTTAGGTGCGGAATAATAAACTCTCGCAACATATCCTCTAGGTGCAGTCCCTTGTTCTCCACCATAATCTCAAAGAGTGAGTTTGCTTCGTTGTTTAGGATAGCAACCTGTCGGTATGCTGTACCACTTGGCATTGTATTTCCACGTACTGCATCAGGTGTAGATGTTAGTTCCTGTGAGAGTACTTTCCATTCCCTTGCAAATGCTTGTAGTGAAGCAATATCGTGCGAGCCGTTGTTCACCTGTGTAAGAGGTTGGTTATCTGCGTGTATCAAAATGTCTCCCTGTTCAATAGCAGTTAGTACGTTACGCCCTGTGTAGTTTGCATCTGCTGTTTGAAATACCAACTTAGAAGCTAGGTCTAGCTGGTCTTTCATATTCTTAATAGTGTGGTTTTGCATCCACTGTGCATCGAACAAAGACTCTACAGCACCAATAGAAAGGGTACGCCCTTCCTCTGCAATAAGGTGTGTAAGCATATATGGGTCTTTTGCCTCCTTTCCACTGTAAAGTGTAAACTCTTCAAACCCTCCCTTGTCCTTCTTCTCTTGGAAAGAGATAACGTGCATCTGCTGTCGGTATGTATCCTCGTCTTTGTCTTCATCTGTAAGGAATGATAGAGGCATTTCACCATGCACCTCATACACTTCAATATAATCGTTCATGTTGTCCTTCTTGTGTCCCTCTAGGTCTTCACGAGCTTGTGAAACATTAGCTATAAGATTGTCTACAACTGTTTTGTCGTATTTATCTTGCTGACGTAGTTCTGATGGTGTGAAGAATAGCTTTTCAATCTTTACGTTCTTTCCAAAGTCTATGCTATCAACAATCAAACGACTCCAAGGAATAACATTAGCGTGTAGTACTCCGTCTTTCTCTACGAACTTAACTACAGAACTTCCGTACTGTGAGAGTGCCCTTCCCCACTCGTTTAGGAATTGCCCAAAGCGTGCCTTCTTCATCCAAGAATTAAGGTGTACGGTTGCCAAGAAACCTTTTGTATAATCACTAATCTTATTTGCTTTGATGCGGATATTCTTTCGGTCAATATCAGTTGCCCTGTACCAGATGTTTACTGCGGCAGTTACAATGTTAAAAAATGGTTTCTCTCTACCTTGTGAATCGGTAGAACCTGAAATGTGCTTAGAGTTAAGGTATGCGTAGATAGTCTCAATAACTTCATACATTGAGTAGTCTACATACTTTGATATTTTAGTGTCCCCACGAACGTAATTCTCCTCCGCCTTGCGGACTAATTCTTGAATAGATTGCATATGTGAAAGTATTATACCACGTTATCTTGTAGAGCTACTAGCTATGTTCTTTTGGTTTCTATTAAACATATCATTCTGCTTGCTTATAAGGCGTTGATACTCTGGTGATTGCCCCTTAACCATACTGCCCCGTATCTCAAAGTACATTCTCATAAGCCAAGTATCTGAATGGTCAGGGCTTCTTCCAAGTACTTCTCTGATGTCTTCCTTCTGGGTTGCCATACGTTTACCATCTCCCTTTGAAACATCTTGGTAGTGTGAAAGCTCCTCTATTACCTTCTCCTTGAACTCTCCTGTAAGTTTAGAAGCTATATTGTGATTGTTTACTAATCCTGCAAGCGTAAATACGCACTGAGAGCGTAAGTTCTTATAATCTGATACAAGCGGTGTTTCTTTCGTGTAACTCACGTTAGGAAGCCTTACAATGTCCATATCGGTCTTTATGGGAGCGTATGAGGACTTGTACCCAATAATACCATCAAGAAATGATGAAGATGCTACACCTGCACCAACTCCAATAGCATCAACGGCAATGTGTGAGTATGGGACTTTATCCTGTGCAGCGTACTCTCGTATCTTATCAACAATGTTTTCAGTGTTTAGCCTTTCAAAGGCTTCGCGCCTGTATTCTTCTAGCCCGTGCCAGAAAGAGAAGATTGTTTTATCAGTACCGTCATCTGCAATATCTACAATGAGGAACTTCTGGTCTACCTTGTCTATGGTGTTACTGAACACATCTACTACAGAATCATAGTGGAACAGCGCACCAACATTATCCACATACTCTGCTAGTATCTCCTGCTTAA